ATATCCATAATTATTTTAAATTGCGTTTAATGTATTTTTTTATATCCTTCCATTGTGTTGGAGCTTCGTACTTTCCTTTCGCAATATCGATATCTTCATCTTTAATATAGAAATCGTTAGAGTTTAGCATCGTTAAAATATTCTTTATCATAATTTTTTATATTGGGTCAGCACCACCGCCGATGGATTCTATTAATTCAATTAAACAAGTTCCTGATTCAAATATTCCACTATCATTAGAAACCCTAATTTCAAGACCAGAAGCCAATGCGCTTGCAGAAGGAGGCAGCAGCAATTCAGATGCCTCACTCCAAACTTGAGTTTTATCCTCCCAGAAAGTTTCTTCAGTAGCCCAAGTCAACTCCCCATCTTTAGGAACTACATATATTGTTTCGTAATCTGTAATTCTAAGTAAATTTAAAACGGTTTTTCCGTTTGTTAAATTTGTTTTTATACTGTCAATTAAAAAAGCAGTTCCGCCAATTTCAATAGTATCATTTAACTTTATTTTTAAAAATACTAACGGCGGAAGATAGCAATCAACTACAACCCTCCTTGCATAAGGGGAATATATTCCTGATATGTATTTTTTATAAAAGTTATTAAATAATGAATTTTCATTTTCTTCGTATGTAAATTCATCTACCTCAGCGTTAAAATGCAATGTTTGAATACCATTATTCATAACATTTGAAGGGCGGTTATAATTTCCGTTAGAAATATGGTCATTTGACCATTTAACATAACTCGCAGAATATAGCGGCTTATTATTTATGTACATTAGTAAAACTTCCCCAATAGTTGGTTCGGGTAAGTTTTCTTTATTGTCGTTTACAAACCATCCCCATTGTAGATTTGTGCTAGCGTTATTGTGAACCTTTATCATCCTGTCAAACATCATTTTTTCAAACTTAGGTTCTACACTATAAGCACCACCATCGAACAATAAAGAATCTGAAGTTCCAGAACCTTCTCCTAGGCTTTCAGCTTTAAACTCTACGCTTCCAAAATCATCTCCTGTAAGTTCTCTTTGAACAATAGCCAAGTAAGTTTTACTTTCAGGAAATTTTAAACTAATAGAACTGTACGGTGCAATTCTTTCAACTGATGAGCTTGAAATATCCACGTATTTTGTAATGTCATAAGAATAGCCACTCCTATAAAAATCATCTAAACTTTTAATATTTATTTTATAAGTACCATCAATTTGAACATCCTCAATAGCTACTAGGTTAAACGTTTTGAATAAGTCGGATAGAAAATCTACAATTTTCTTTTTAGGCATTGACTTAGATACTAAAATATCAGATACTAAAGATATAGACCCACCCGTTAATCCATACTCGGCTAACGTAGTACCCCCACCACCACCAGATTCTTCAAATCTATCTAGAGATAATGTAGGCGTAATCGCAGAAATGGTATTATCCGCAATTACGGTACAAACCATTTTCCAAGTTGAATTAAATTGGAAACCAATATTTCTAACGGAAATCCTATCCCCGCTTCCAGCTTCTATATCGGTAATTTCATGTGTAGAAAATAAAGACCCATCTTTATAAATTTTCAGCTGCATACTAAAAACTCCTACAGACCCAACAGAATTAACATTGAATCGGCAGTTATAATAAACAATATCATCTCCACCAGATACAGATTCTAGCGGTCTTAATTCAGTCCCAGATAAAAAGTCCCATTCATTATTTCCACCAACAATATTTAAATTTCTAGTAAAAGTAAAGGTTTCATTAGCGTTTACACCTTGTCGATATGTTAAATATCCTTTTTCTCGATGCAACCAAATAAACAAATCATAAAAGAAAGGAGAATTATTTAACCATTCTTTATCAAATTGAATTTGAGGAAAATCCTCCTCAATAGCTTCTATTATTTTTATGGCTCTTATAGCTGGTTTTAAATCTGTAAAGTCTAGCCTGTCCCTGTCTAAAATTGTATATCCTCCTGCTCTTTCGTCATTCGTAAGAATCCTGTGCATACCTTGCTCATCATATTCAAAACCTCTAGTATGTGATAAAAATGGATATTTAATATCTCCGTTTACATTTCTAGTAATAACAGGCTCCGCTCCTGAAAAGTCAAAAGCTAATCCAGCTTCAAAACCATCTATAATATTGGCTATTGAATTTTCGTGATTAAACTTATCAAGCGATGTTAAATCTTTTAATTCAGAAGTGCCTAGTATGTCTTTTAATGATGACAGTTCGCCAAAGAACTGTACATCATAAGATGAAGGATAATTATCTTTTAAACTTACCTTATTCAACTTTATATATCCTTTTTTATAATCAAAACCGTTAAGTTTTAATATTGCTGCATGTTTTCTCCTAGAATCAAAGCCATTTAATACATTATGATTGTGAAAATACTTAAATATCTTATTGTTAACCTTCGATGCTGGTAGTTTAAACTGATTAGTATATGCAGTCATTACCTTGCCAATATCTTTAGCATCCTTTATAGAATCATTTAGAGATATATTCACGCTAGTATCTAGGTCTGCGTGTGTCCAATTATCAATTAACTCATTATTAGCATCTAATTCGGTGCTATTTATGTATAAACTTACTTGAATCATCTATCTTACGGTATTAATTCTGTCGGCTGCTGCCTCAAATTTAAAAGTATAGTTAATCATTTTATCATTTAACCTATTCTTAACATCCATATCTTTAGAAGTAAGGTTAACGGGAACGACAAAACTTTGGCTAGACTTTGGAATCCATCCAATCCCTAACGTAGTACTGTCAACTATTATCCAAACTTGTTCACTTAACATCATTTCGATAAAAATATCATTATCTTCTTCAAGATACCAACCAGTATTTAGTGAAATATTTATCTTTCCATTCTTATTCAATATAGAATCTTGATGTCTAGTACTATTGTAGTTTCCACTTACTAATAAATTGCGTTTAAATTTGTCATCTTCAGTTTTAATAGATACATCAAACCTTCCGAATGTATTTAATTCCTGAGTTGCACCGTATCGGTTCACGAAAAATATTTGTTGAACTCCATACCTTGTACAATCTTCATATTGAAAGTAAACGATTTCATCAACCCTACCCCCCGAAAAATTAAATATAATTCTATCCGCATATATTCCTGTGTATGCGTTAGATATGTATTCAATTACAGAATCTGTATTTTCCGTAGGTGTTAATCCCGTAACGGTTCTAAAAGTATGGTAAGAGTTAGTACCTGGATTCAAAGTTTGCATTATATACCCTTCTAAAAAGTCCTGCAAAACTGGAGTTTTAATAATATTATTGGGGGCGGTTCTTAAAATGCTTTGCCCCATTAATACCTGCTTATAATATTGGTAATTTATGCCATCTTCAAAATAACTAAATCCATCCAAACCTGTTAGAAGAACAGCGGTATCCGTTCCCGTTGTATCATCAGCATCCACCCAAGTCAATGTATATTTAACCCATACAGCATTACTGTCTTGCGTTCCGCCAAAATAAACCTCAACGTAATTTCTAGCAAACTCAGCGATGTCTATTGATGCAGTACCACTAAAAGCTGTTGAGCGTAATTGTATGCTTGGCGTTGCAGGTACGTCCGCCAAATTGCCATTCCATATATATAAGTCTAGCCTAATATAATTTAAGTTTACTCTATATTTGCTAACCCAATACGGGGAGCGCAAGAACATTTTAAGAGTTGGTAGTGCCATTGTTTTTTAATATTTTTAATAATTCGTCTGAAATTTCTATTGATACGTTTACTGTTAATTCTTTTGACAATTCTTGTATTACATTTTTGCTTAAAGCAAAATTTAAAATCTTACTACCACCATAACCAAATCTTTTTATAGTACCTTTATTATAAATAGAACGTGCTATTGCAATTGCTCCAGCTTCTTTTTTTACAAACCTTCCAGTTTTTTTACTCCTTGCCCGAATCCCTTTTTTATCCATCCATTGCATTATGGATTGAATATTTGGAAAAGCCTTCTTAGGTCTTAACCCCTCATTGATAGCACCAAGTACTTTACTGAAATATATTTCTAAATAGTTTTCCCCAGTTTTATATTTTATAGAATTATAAGTTTTGCCAGATGCGTAAGTCCCATCTTGTTTTAACCTATCCTTTATAGATTCGGTAATACTCTTACCATACTTTTCTAATATAAATGCTGTACCTTTAGAATCCATTTAACAGATGCTTATATCATTCGGAACTGTAATTACAAAAGTGATACCCCAACCAGCCAATTTATTTTCAAATTCTTCGTATAGCATTTCAGCTTCAGGATTGTTAACTAAAACATATTGCTGCTCAGCTAAAGTACCCCTAGTACTCCTCACCGATTCTATTAAACTGTTTACAACTTGAAGTTGTGTATTAAGCACATCTTGCAAGTTGTTAGAACCATAAAATGAATTTTCATATTCTTTACTTTCGTCTACAACATCCAAGCACATTAAGTCAATAGTAAATCTAATAGTAGAGCCTTCCATAGATGCTTTGTTCATCCAGAAATGAGATACTGGAAATATAGTGGTCTTACTAGTATCTATACTTTTGAAATCCCCAAATGATACATGGTTAACATTTGTATCATTTTCTAAATGTCCTTTAATAGCGTCTAATAT